TGCGGACATGTTCGGCGTCGCGCTAACAACCGTAGACACTTGGGTCCGTGCCGGCTGCCCTGTCGTCCAGCGCGGAAGCCGTGGCATTGAATGGCAGTTCAATACGGCTGACGTTGTGCGATGGCGTGAGGACGAACGTGCCAAGCAAGCATCTGGCGCGGCGCCGCAGGACGAAGAAGAACTGCGCAAGCGTCGCCTGGTGGCTGAAACGCTGACCGCTGAGCTGGTGCTGGCGAAGGCGCGCGGCGAAGTCGCGCCCATCGACCAGGTTGAACGCATGATGGCTCGCGCCTTCGCGGCTGTCCGCGCGAGCATGCGAAACATTCCGGGGCGCGTGGTCACGTCCATCGTTGGCGAAACGAACGAACGCCGAATCAAGCAGGTGCTGAAGGATGAAATAGACCAGGCGCTGGAAAGCTTGGCGAATGCCGACCTTGCCGAACCTGCCGACGACGAAGAACAGGAAAACGAAGAATGAACGGATGGGCAGCATTCTGGATTATGTGCGCCGTGTATGTCGCGTGCGATACGTGGCTGTACAGTCAAGGCCACGAAACCCTTCTCTGGAAGCATAAGACGCCGGAAGAAAAGGCGATTCAGCGCCGCGACCTGAATGCGTGGCAGCCGCTGCCGCCACCGCCTGGCGCGCGCCCGCGTATCTGCTGCAACCTTATCCGCACTGGCGAGCCATGCATGGAATGCCCGCGCCGTGGCGAAAAAGGTTCTGAGGCGTAATGTTCGACGCGACGCTGGCCGAAACCTTCGAGAACGCGGACGGCATTTCTGCAGCCATCCGTCGTTCGCAGGAACACCTGCGGCCACCGCCCAATCTGAAGCCGTCAGAGTGGGCGGAAACCAGCCTATGGATTCCCGAAGGTAACGCCGTGCCGGGTCCGTATCGCATCGCAAACGCGCCGTATCAACGCGATCCGATGGACCAGCTTGTCAATCCTGACTGTTTCCGTGTGACGTTGAAGTGGGGCGCCCAGGTGGGCAAGACGCTTTGCGCCCTTGCCGTGCAGGGGTACTGCGTCGAGATTTCCCCGAAAAGTCAGATGATGATGCAGCCCAGCCAGGGCGACCTTCAAACGTGGCTTGAAACCAAGTTCAACCCGATGGTTGAGGCGAACAAGGGCATAAGTAAGCGCATCGCGAAGGCGCGCGGACGCGAAGGCGTCAACAATCAGCGGATGAAGTCTTACCCTGGTGGCTTCATGATGTTCGCGTGGGCGGGCAGCCCGAAAACTATGCGTGGCCGCTCGGCGCCGATCATCGTATGCGACGAAGTCAACGGCTATGCCGTGACCGAAGAGGGGCATCCCGTTGGTTTGCTCGCGCAGCGTTCCGCCACCTTCGAGGATGAACGGTTCCTGGTTGAAATAAGTACGCCGACCTTCGAAGGCGCATACATCGACCAGGCATACGAGGACGGCGACCAGCGCCAGTTTTACGTCAAGTGCCCATGCTGCGACCACGTCCAGACCTTGAAGTGGTCGAACGTCATCTGGAACGGCCGCCAGTCCACCGACATTGACGATTGCGACGCGGACGCTGGCCGGCAAAGCGAGCATGAACCGGATACCGCCATGTATGCCTGCGATGGCTGCGGCGAGCTGTGGAACGATGGGCAGCGCGTGGCCGCTATCCGCAACGCGGAAGCCGCCGGCTATGGCTGGATCGCGGCAAAGCCGTTTCGTGGCCATGCCAGTTACCACTTGAACGAGCTGTATAGCACGTTCCGCAAGCTGCGGAGCATCGTGCAGTCGTATCTGGACAAGCTGGCCACGGATGACATACAGACGTTTGTGAACGTGTCGCTGTCGCTGTCCTATGCGCAGCCAGGAGAAAAGCTAGACCCCACTGGCCTGCTGCAGCGCGCACGCGCGTACGCTGCGCAGGTTCCAATGGGTGGCGTTTATCTCACTTGCGGCGTCGATATGCAGCCTGACCGCTTGGAAGCGGAAGTGGTGGCGTGGGGCGTCGGTGAAGAATCATGGTCTGTCGAATATGTCGTGTTGTGGGGCGATCCGCTGAATCAGGACGTATGGGACGACCTGGACGAATTCCTGGGCCGCACATGGCAGCATGAAAGCGGCTCGGAAATGGGTATCAGTGCGACCGCGCTTGACACCGGGGGCGGGAAGGGCGGCTATACGCAACGCGCCTATGAATACGCGCGCGGAAAGCAGACGCGGCGCCTGTTCGCGATCAAGGGCGGCGGCACATGGGGCAGCCCGATTGTGGCCGCGCCAAGCCGTAAAAAGACCGGCAAGAACGTGCGGAAGGTGGACCTGTTCATAGTCGGGGCGAACGAAGCGAAGAAGATCGTTATGGATCGTCTCGCGCTGCAGCGCGAAGGTCCTGGCTATTGCCACTTCCCGGAAGGGCGGGACGCGGACTATTACAAGCAGCTCACTGCCGAAAAGCTGACTAAGCGCTATGTGAAGGGCTTCCCGATCCGCGAATGGGTCAAGGGCGACAAGGACCGAAACGAAGCGCTTGACTGCCGGGTGTACGCGTTTGCAGCTCTGAAAATAACGAACCCGAATCTGGCGCGACTCGCAAAGCGCATGGGCGTTGACGTGCCACGCCTGCGCGAGTCGATCAAGGCGGCCACTCACGTGCAAGCGGAGCCTGTCCAGCAGATCGAGCAGACACCAGGGCAGCCAGTGGCCGCTGCTACGCCGCAATGGGCGCAGGCCGTTGCCAGCACTGCCGTGCGCCTAATGCAAGTGACTGAAGCCGTGCGCGAAGCCAGTGCGAAAGGAAAACCGCAAGAGGAACAGAAGGCGCCGCAGACCGAAACTAAGCGCATTCGACGTTCCCATGCTCTCAGAAAAGGCGGTGGGTACGTTCGCAATTTCTAAAAGCGAACCGACTTGCAAGCGCACGACACCATTCCCGAAAAGATCACTGCCGGCGTTGATTTCGCTTGGTGCGTGAATCTTCTTGCATACCCGGCGCCCACTTGGGCGCTGCAGGTATTGCTGCGCGGTCCCGGCGTCATCGACATGGCGAGCGTACCGGATGGCTTCAAGCATACGCTTGCTGTCCCTGCCGATACGACGAAGGGCTGGACCGCCGGCACATACCTTTACAGCACGCGCGCCGTCAGCTCGGGAACCGTCATCGAAGTCGATGCTGGCCAGGTCGAGATCGAACGCGATCTGGGCGCAATCACTGGCGCGGTTGACCTTCGGAACCACGTTCAAAAGGTGCTGGATTCGATTGAAGCCGTCATTGAAGGGCGCGCGACAAAGGATCAAGAGCGATACCGAATCCAGGACCGCGAGCTATACCGAACGCCCATCGCTGACCTTATCAAGCTGCGAAACACATACCGCGCGGAGCTGGCCCGAATCAAGGCCGCTGAGCGCGGCGGCAATTCGCTATTCGGTCGCACCATTCGAACAAGGCTCTAACCAGTGCGAAATCCGTTCAAACTCCTGCGGCGTTCAAGCGCTCCCCTGGTGCAGGTTGAACCGGCGCTGCCGGTCGTAGTAGCGCCTGCATCCAACGTGCGCCGGCATCGAGGCTTACACGGCGGCTATGGCGTCGCCAACGGCATCTTTAAGGCCGCCGAAACTGACCGGTTGAATTCGACGTGGGGGACCGTTCCCTTGACCGCCGATGACATCATCCGGCGCAATCAGATGGCGCTTGTGGCCCGCTCGCGCGAGCAGTCAAAGAACAACGACTATGGCCGCGCATACGTGCGCTTGTGCCGTCAAAACATTGTAGGTCCCAAGGGGATAACGCTCCAGGCGAAAAGCAAGGGGCGCAAGGGCACGCTAGACACGCCTGCAAATCAGGCGCAGGAACGTTCCTTTACTGAGTGGGGAAAGAAGGAAAACTGCGACGTTGCCGGCAAAAAATCGTGGCGTGCGATTCAGGCTATCTGCATCAACAGCGCGGCGACGGATGGCGAATTTTTCGTGCGCAAGATTTACGGCAAGGACGCGGGACCGTGGGGGTTTGCGCTGCAGGTCATCGACGCGCAGCGCTGCCCCGTCGAATACGACGAATACAACCTGCCAGATGGTCAGTTCGTGCGCCACGGCATTAAATTTAACCGCTTCGGCCGCCCAATTTCGTACTTTTTCACGGTCGCTGACGAGTCTGCGCCTTACTACGGATACCTGTTTTACGGCACGAATAGCAAGTTTATCGAGGTCCCAGCCGACGAAATTATCCACGGTTATATCGAGGAAATCGCCGGCCAGAAGCGCGGGCTGCCGTGGATGGCTACTGGCCTGTTTCGTATGCGTCAGCTCGCCGGGTTTGAGGACGCGGCGCTGGTCAATGCACGAATCAGCGCATCGAAAATGGGTTTCTTCACGCGCGATGAAAATGCGCAGCCTACAGATGATGATGAAGAAGGGCCGATTGAGATTGACGCGGAACCGGGAACGTTTCATGAACTGCCTACGGGCATAGGTTTCGAGAAGTTCGACCCGCAATTCCCGAATGGCGAAACAGCCGTTTTCACAAAGGGCCAGCTGCGCGGCCTGGCCGCTGGCTATGGCGTGCTTTACAACAATCTGGCCAGCGACCTTGAAGGCGTCAACTTCAGCAGCATCCGGCAGGGCACGCTTGACGAACGCGAGAACTGGAAAGAGCTGCAGGAATGGCTAATCGAAACGCTGATTGCGCCTGTACATAGCGCATGGCTGCCATACAGCCTGCTAGCTGGGCGTATCACGCTTGACGATGGACGCCCGCTGAAGCCGGAACGCATCGCAGCTTATTCGGTTGTGGCATGGCAGCCGCGCCGTTGGGCATGGATCGATCCGCGCGCCGATGTGGCTGCTGCAGTAGAAGCCAAAAACAACCTGTTGACCAGCCCCGGCGCGATCATCCGCGAAGCCGGCAAGGACCCTTCCCTGGTGTGGCAAGAGTGGGCCGAAGATATCCGCGAAATGCAGGCCGCAGGCATCCCTGATGAATACATTAAATCGGCAGTCCTGCCGGAACAGTGGAGAATTACAGTCGATGAACCAGCAGACGCAGCAGACGCAGCCGAAGCAGGAAAAACAGCAGCCGATGGCGCCGGAAAAAGCGGCGCTGCTGCAAAAAATTAAGGGCACGCGCGCCAAGCGCGATGCCGCTGGCGATTCGCCTGTGCCGGTACAGCGCCACATCGCGCGCTTACTCGAGCTGCAGGGCGAGCGTGGGCGCATGGCGCGCCAGGCGACATTCGACCAGCAAACAATCAACGTCGAGCAGCGCACCGTCGAAATCGCTTTCAGCAGCGAGGTCGAAGTTACGCAATGGTTCGGCATCGAGGTTTTGGACCACTCGCCTGGCGCGGTGGACCTTAACAGGCTGAATGACAGCGCAGCTCTACTGGTCAATCATGATTGGGATGACCAGGTTGGCGTAGTCGTCAGTGCCTCTATCGACAGCGACCGCCGGGGGCGGGCCGTTGTGCGCTTTGGACGGAGTCCACGCGCGGAGGAAGTTTTCCAGGACGTTATCGACGGCATCCGAAAGCACATTTCAGTCGGCTATCAAATTATCGATGCGAAGCTGACCGAAGAACGCGACACGGTTGACGTTTGGACCATTACGTCCTGGGCGCCGTACGAGATTTCTTTTGTCAGTGTTCCTGCGGATATCAGCGTGGGCGTTGGTAGAAGCATGGGAAAACCGCAAGAGGAACCGCCGGCAAGCGCCACGGATACTTCAACGCAAGTCAGAACTGAACCCGTCATAAAGGTCACTAACACCATGGAAGAAAAAACCCTGCGGGATGCCAAGGGCAACCTGGTCCGCGCGATGGTCGATGCAAACGGCAAGATTGTCGAAGTGCTGGAAGTGGTCGAGGCCGCCGGCAACACGAACGAAGCCGCACAACGCAGCGGCGGCGAAGCTGCACAACGTCGCGTGAATGCGATTCTGGAAATGGGCGAGCGCTTCAACGCTCGGGACGATGCGCTTACGTTCGCTCGCGACTCGAACAAGACGCCGGCAGACTTCCAGGCGCACCTTCTGGAAAAGCTGAATCAGCGCACGGCGATGCCGCTCAACGAGCAGACACGCAGCGCTGACGTTGGCTTGACCCAGCGCGAAATCGAGCAATTCTCGTTCATCAAGGTCGTGCGCGCGATGGCCGATCCGACCGATACCGGCGCCCGCAAAGCTGCAGCATTCGAGTTTGACGTATCGAACGCTGCTCGCGACAAATCGGGCAAGCCTGGCGACAAGTTCATGATCCCGGCTGACGTTCTGCGCAGCGCTATCGGCACGACGATGGCAAGCCGCGTAGTCAGCGCTGGCACGAACGGCCAAAGCGGCGCCGGCGCATCGGGCGGAAACCTGATTGCAACGAACCTGCTTGCCGCATCGTTTATCGACATTCTGCGGAATAAGACGACCATCATGAAGATGGGCCGTGTGCTGGGCGGCCTGGTCGGGAACATTGACATTCCGAAGCAGAACACCAAGGGTCAAGGTTACTGGCTCGGTGAAGATGACGCCGCACCGGAAAACAATATCGACTTCGGCCAGGTCGCACTGTCCCCGAAAACTGCAGCGGCATACAGCGACGTGACGCGCAAGCTGCTGAAGCAGGGCACGCCGGATGCGGAAGCGCTGCTGCGCTATGACCTGGCCGCGTCGCTCGCGCTGACGCTTGACCTTGCCGGTTACTACGGCACCGGCACGGCGAACCAGCCGCTGGGTATCGCGAATCAGACGGGCATCCACGCCGTTGGCTTCGTCGGTACACAGCCTATGTTCGCAGAGCTGGTGGAAATGGAAACCGCAGTCGCGTTGGACAACGCGGACGTTGACACGATGGCATACGTGAGCAATGCGGCGTTCCGTGGATACGCTAAAACCACGCTGAAGTTCCCCGGCAGCGCGAGTGCGGCGACCATTTGGGAGCCGGGTAGCACCGTCAACGGTTACACCACGGAAATCACGAATCAGATTTCCACTGGTGACGTCTTCATGGGCAATTTTGCTGATTTGCTGATCGGCATGTGGGGCGGCCTGGAAATGCAAGTCGATCCGTTCACGAACAGCACGAAGGGCCGCATCCGAACAATTGTGTTCCAAGACGTGGACTATGCGCTGCGCCGCGTGCAGAGCTTCACGCTGGGCCGCAAGGCAGCGTAAGCCAGCGCCGATTCAAGTAGGGCAGTAAAGCCGAAAGGGCCGCCAGATCGGCGGCCCTTTTTGATATCAAATCAATATCAAAACGCTATGAAAACAAATCCGAAAACCTTTTTCCTGAAGCTGACCGCCTGCCTCGGTATCGCTGGCGAAATCTGCAAACCCGGCACCATCGTGGAGCTGCTGGAACATGAAGCCAAGGACCTTTTGAGCCGTGGCAAAGCTAAGCTGGCCACGGAAGATGACGTAAAAAACGCCGACGCGGGGGGCGGCAGCGCCGCGCAGCTCCCCGCCCAACCGCAAGGCGTTCCGAACGGCTACATCGTTTCGGAAAGCAGCGGGAAATGGGGCTGGGTGAAGGGCGATGGCGAGACGCAGCCGGAAGCGATGGCTGGCCCGTTTGACACGCAGGAACTAGCCTTGGCTGATGCCGTGGCGCATGCAGAAAAGGCAGCAGCGTAATGCCGGCGCCGTCTTGGGAAAACCTGGATGAATTTTTCGACCTGGATAACCAGGGCGGCTTCGCTACGTCCGTTGTTCTGACGATGCTGGACGGCAGCATGCGCGACCCGATAGCGGGCATCTATAGCGATCCGTATGAGGATGGCAAGTCATCGGGTGAATATCGTTTCGACACTACCGTCCCGCATGTCCTATGCAAGGAAACGGACCTGCAGGGCGTCGAGCGCGGATGCTTTGCCCTGGTGAATGGCACCAAGTATGACGTTCGGACGGGTCCGCAGCCTACGGGCAACGGGCTGGCCGTCCTCGAGCTCGCAACGCAAACCGGCGTCTATATACCGTGAGCCTGATTGACGTTCAAATTGACGGCGACGAGCTTGAACGCATCGTTCTGGACCTTGCCGCGACCGAAAAGCAGGTTCGGCAGGCGCTGAATTCGACGCTGTCAAAGTTCGGCAAGTGGCTGCGTGGCCGCGCCGTTAGCGGCTTATCGAAAGAGCTGGGCGTCAAGCGTGAAATCCTGCGGCAGCGCCGGCTGAAAATTCGCCCCATCATTAAAAACGCTGCCGGCGGCCACATAACCGTTTTCTTTGGCCTTGATCCAATCTCGTACATCTACCTTGGCACGCCGATAAAGACGGCGCGCGGCGTTCGCATCGGTTCGCACTATATCGAGGGCGGTTTCGTCGCAAAGGCCCCGAACGGCAAGCTAATGGTTTTCAAGCGGGAAGGGCGCGCGCGCCTGCCGATCAAAAAGCAATCGCTTGACGTGAAGGACAAGGCCGATACGTTCATTGAAGACAGGCTGCTGGCCGAAGCTGAATTCTTCGAACGATTTTTTCTAATCTTCGAGCATGAATTGAAATGGCGCAAATCCCAGCAATAGACCTTGACGCATTCCATGCTGCTGTCGTGGCCGCGATCAAGGCGCAATTTCCTATCTTTGAAACGGTCGAGGATTACCCGGAAGATCGCAAGCCCGTCACAACGCCGGCCTGCCTGATCGAGATTGAGGAAATGGACGCCGACGACGCCGACGACGCCGGCACGGAACAGCAGACCATGAAGATGAAGTGCGCCGCACGCATCATTCTAGGTCTGCGAACGCCGCAGATGCGCCGCACGGCGCGCAAGCTGTGCGGGTCATTCGCTGCATTCCTACGTTTCAACAAATTCGGCCAGCCCGTAGGGGAGGGCCGCGTAATCGGCGCGTATCAGGACGCATTCGAACCTGAGCTGGACCAATACGAGGTTTGGCGCGTCGAGTGGTCCCACCTTGCCTATTTTGGAACTGACGTTTGGCTGCCCGATTCCAGCGTCATTGTTCCTGCTGGCGTCTATGTAGGGTGGGCGCCGGATATCGGCACTGGTCACGAACAGGACTATCTGAAGGTGGCACCTTGACGTATTCGCTGGCAGAGCTGCAGCGCCGCATGGCGTTGATGATTCGGGTGGGCGCTGTTTCCGCCGTCGATGCGTCAGACCCGAAAGGGCCGCGCTGCATGGTATCGAACGGCGGCCTTGAAACTGACTGGCTGCCGTGGTTTGCGCCTCGAGCTGGCGCTGACTCGGAATTTTGGGCGCCTGAGATTGGCGAACAGGCGGTGGTGTTCTCGCCGTTCGGCGACCAGGCGCAGGGCATCGTCCTGTTCGGCATTCCGCAGGACGCCTTGCCGGCGCCGGAAACGAACCCGGATAGGCACGTCCGCAAGTACAAGGATGGCGCGGTGGTCAGCTATGACCGTGCGGCGCATGACTACCTTGTGAGCGTTCCGGCAGGCGGGAACATCACGCTGCAGGTAGGCAGCACTTCCCTGGTGCTGCAGGACGGTAAGGCAACCCTCAACGCGTCAGAGTTCGATTGGAACGGCAATAACGCGACGTTCGCCGGCACGCTGCTTGTGCAGCTGATGCTGTCGTTCATGAACGGCATTTCTGGCCAGCAGGGCAGTGCGCCTGTTTCGGCGGCTATCGCGGGCGGCCTGAAGGTGACGGGCGGCGACATTCAAGCCGATGCTATCAGCCTGAAGGGCCACCATCACACTGAGCATGACGGGCCTACCACCAGCGACGCGCAAGCGTAGGAAAACCGCAAGAGGATGGCCGCGCTGGCGCCGCAGACAATCGCGGCATGAATGGAACAAGCGCAATCACTGGCAAAGCCTTGTCGGGCTTAGCCCATCTTACGCAGAGCATTCGCGACATTCTCACCACGCCGGTGGGAAGTCGCGTAATGCGGCGCGACTACGGCAGCGACCTGTTTTCATTGACTGATGCGCC